GTGATAATCAAATTTTTCATATTAATATCCTATTTTTTCCATGGAAATTTTCCATTATATTTTTCAGCCATTATTTTATTACCATTCTTAAAGAAATCCGCATTGACTGATCCAGCATTTCCATCAACACGATAGTTAACTGTATACTCACCAGTGCATTCAAAATTTTTAAAGTAGGATGACAAAGTTTGAAACCAAACCCTATCTTGCCCCCAGCCTCCGTGCCATGCAGATGCTAATCTTATCGCAATTTTAGTAGGAATGCAATAGTTATTTGTATCTATATGGTTCAGTCCATGATAAGTTTGCCACTTACCTAAAGATTCACAGTTATCCTCACAGATGTAGTTACCTTGTTTATCTGTAATCAATCTCAATGAATACACCCATTCTAGATTGTCTTTTTCAATTCTTTCCACACATGATTGTACATGATTAGGTTCATACCAACAATCTTGGTCAAGATATAGAACATAATCAGTATTAATTAAATGTGTGAATGCAGCATAGACACGATGGCCATAGAAACCATTGGCACCAACATTAATAGGCAAGGTTGTTATTTTTAAATTTGGATTGCCGCGAAACTCATCCGTAATGACTTTAACTTTACCTTCATGTTGTTCACCATCACATACAACATAACATTGTGTGTTATATTTTTGTGTTAGGACACTTTCAAGTGCTTTACGGAGTTCAGGTGCGCCTGTTGTTGGTATAATCACTGTTGCTGTCATACATCACCTCATAATATCAATATCTTTTCCTGAAGTCCATACCTCAAGTTCTGTTCGTAGTCTATGTTCATCTTTTAATGTCAAATAACGATTAGTTGCTTTGTTTTTCCACCATGCAATAATATTTTCAAGCTCAAACTTGTCATAGTTTTCATCTTTAACTAAAACATCAGTCTTCCCATTTACAACATCAATAAAGTTTTTGAAACCGTAGTTAGATATGTAGTATCTTTTTTGTTCTGTCAAATTTTTTGCATTCTCAATCACTTCATTGAAACGTATGATTTCTTTAGTACCTTTTAAACCAGCTTTTGTCAGAGAAATAATTTTCATGCTTGTTTTTAACTTCTTGCTTGATATATCATCTTCAACAATTTTACCCACTTTAGATTCAACGAAATTACGTAAATCTTCATAAGGTTTTCCATGCATCATTGGTAGAAAATCACTTTCAGTTTCACCTTTATGTCTTATATATGGCTTCATTCCATCATACTGTGAGGACGATTTGGATGAACCATAGAGACTTGTGGTTTCAAACATACACAAGTTCATATCATATTTCTTGTTAATCATTTTCCTAACTTGGTGGGAACAACAGATACCTGCAAGTAACTTTCCGCCCAAGTAATTGAAACCGAAAGGTTGCGCTGGTACAATAACAAAACCCATCATTGTGGTGTTGTTGAATGCCTTGGCAGTTTCTGGTTTCTGTGTAAAGACCTGGCCAAGCATTTCATTACGTGGTCTACAATTAATAACAGGAGAACCAATACGAATGAAACCCAGAAACTTATTTGTGTTTTTTTCTTTGACACCTAAACGAATTTGGCGACCTACGGGTGAAATATTAATATGTGAAGATGTGATGTTCAGTAGAGTTTCCCATGTGTTGGTATTGCATTCAATAACATCAATATCCATGTCTCGTGGATGCATTGAGAAATCGGAGAACAAATCTTCTTCAATTGGGAATAATGGGTTCGCTGACATTTCAGACAACGAAGCCAACTTCTGGTCACGCATATAATCATCGATGCGTTCAAAGTTACCAAAGTAATCTTCAAATACTTTAGCACAATGAATTGCATCCTCTTTAGACAACATCATATTTTGAAACCATCAAATGATTTTTTAGCCTTTTGTTCTCTGTCACCAAAAGTATTCACTGGTTTATCGTGACCAGAATCGGCCAATCCATCTTGGCCAGATTGTTCAACATCATATAATCTCATTTTACTTCTATCAACACCAAGAGTGAATCGTTTGTAATATGTAGGATCATTGTATCTGTTCTTCAATTGTTTGACCATAATCTGGCCCAGTTCTTCCAATTCTTCCGAAGTAATCAAGGCAAACATCAAATCAGCTGTCGCTGGCAAACCAAAAGATTCACTTGTATCTTCAAGTCCTGGGTCGGAAGAAGTAAATCCACTTCTTGTTGTTTGTGTCGCAGATACAACTGGTACTCCGAATTCAACTGCAAGACCTCGCAGTTCTTCAGCGATTGACTTGACGTAGGTATAGGAATTAATACTTGCTCCGGGTTTGATTCTAGCAGAACAACAAATATTGAGATAATCAATAAAAATAATATCAGGCCTAAAAGACTTTTTAAGATATAGTTCATTCAATAGTGTTCTAAAGTGTGTTGCAGAAGCTGATGCAGTTGGATATTCTTTGATGATTAGTTTGCCTGTTGTCTTAGATTTAACCTTAGCAACTTTCTTATCATACATTTCTTTTGGAAGATCCTGTAAATCGTCTAAGGATACATTCAACAAATTTGCGTCAATACGTTCTGCTATTTTTTCTTCAGCCATTTCCATTGTGATATACAATACATTACGACCCTGAGACATAGCACCGGCAGCAACATGACACATAAAAAGGGACTTACCAACACCAGTACCAGCCAAGGCGATATTAAGTGTTTTGGCAGGAAGGCCGCCCTTGGTGATTTTGTTGAAGTAGTCGAGGTCAAAGGGAATTCGTTCTTCTTTTCTATGATAGAATTCATATCTTTCATCGGCATTCTCCAAATAATCGTGTCCAACAGATGTATCAAAACTTACTCCTAAGGCATCCGATAGTATCTTGGGAATCTGACCTTTATCGTTGGTCTTGTCTTTCCCATCGAGTATAGAAATAGACCCCAATACTGCATTGTAGATTGCTTTCTCTTGGCAGAATTTTTCGGTCTTGTCAACAAGCCATTGAATCTGGGATATTTCTGACTTAGATTGTTCAACCTCTTTAAGATAAGTTTCTGATTTCTCAACTTCAACATCCGTGATATCACGCCTTTCTTTGACGGCCAATATAATTGCTTCAATCGTCGGTGTTGAATTGTAAGAATTAGTGAATGATGTAATTTCATTAAAAATTGCTTTTTCTGTTCTGTCTGAAAAGTATTCTTCTTTTAAGAATGGAAGAACTTTTCTAAGAAATTCGTCCGAGTAAATCAGGTGCTTTAAAATTGTTTGTTCAAGTCGCATCAATTATTTCCTCATCTATATTGGCAGACATTAATTCCACCAACAAATCGCCTGCATATTGTTTAAAATCCGAATCCTTCTCCAGAAGTTTCGGCTTCATTACAGGACATTCTAACACATAATAAGCAAAAAGTAAATGGGGCCCATCGGCATACTCTTTAAAAGATACCTTACCATATTTGAATAAGGTATCCTTGTATTCACCCACCAGAATCTTAATATGTGCCGTTTCTTTATCGTCTTTAGGATAAATGAAACAGTAGTCTATACCTTCAATCATTTTGATTCTTGCATAATATTACCAGAAGTAACACTATATTTTTCTTCAACAAATTTTAGAAAAGTTTCATCTTCTAAAATAGAAGTCCAAAAATCTTTTGTATCTGTATCTTTTATACGATATTTTTTATCTTCAACTTCACCAGTTTCCGGATTTACTTTTGAATACCAACCATTGCTAGGTTTTACTACGTGCTTAGATTCAACAGCAATGTCAAGTAAGCCAGACCACTTGCTAATACCACCGTCAAAAGATACAGTGACAGGAATTTTAGATTTCTCTTTAACATAACGGGATTTTTCTACATTGATAATAAAATTGTAACCGACAATCTCGGTGCCTTCTTTTTCTTGTTGACGGCCAAGGATGAAAATGTTGTCAGCAGAATAATATGAACCTGTGCCGCCACCAACAATGTCCTTAGGGAACATACCAATTTCTTTGTATGTGTGATTGACTACAATCATTGGAATATCTTTAATATTCAAATGTGGTGTAACCATGCGAAACAAAGATTTAACTTGTTTAGCTCGACTCATATCAGCTACAGATTTTTCTGCTAAAGCATCTTCAACTTCTTTCTTTGAAGCCAAATTACCGATTGAATCAATAACAATAATTAACCTATCACCTCTTTCGAGATTGGTTAACTGTTGCATGATATCAAACTTTAATTGTTCAATATCAGTAAGAGGTGTATGAAGAACTCGGTCGGTATCAATACCAAAGCTGTCAAAATAAGACTGAGGAGTACCAACCTCAGAATCATAAAACAAGAGTGCAGCATCTTCATATTTGTCCATATAAGATTTAGCCATCAATAGTGAAAAAGCAGTCTTGAAGTGTTTTGATGGACCTGCCCACATTGTGAGTCCGGGAGTTAAACCACCATCAAGTTTTCCTGACAAAGCAACATTGATAATCGGCACGGCTGTTGGAATCATATCTTTATTTGTAAAGAATTTTGATTTGGATAGAATTGCAGAATCTTTGATACTGCTGTTCTTTTTAATTTTGTCTAATATACTCATTTTATTCCTTAATTAAAAAAGTCATCTAGTGTAGTCTGTTTTTCGGTCGACCAACCCATACAATCTAAAATAACTTTAATGGGTTCCAGAAAAGTCTTTTCGAATTGTGTATTATAGTCGATATATTTTGAAATGTTAAATTCTTTTGGCAGCCGTGTTGGATAAGAGATAACGGTATCTTTAAATGGGTTTGGCATAATCAAATATGAGAACTTAATCTTTTCACCTTCTTGGATTAGAGGATACTTCTTTGTTAACTTCATTTCTTTGAGATAATGATTGTAGAGAATTGCACCTTTAACATGAATTGGTGTTCCAGATTTGTATAAACTATTACTATCGGAATACTTACTTAGGCCATTAATTCCACGAGGGAAAGAAATATCTTCGGGTGGCAATCCAATAAAGTATTTTCTAAAATCTGCAATAAACTTATGCATGTCTAATTCCGTGCCGCCGATCATAATTAAAATTGATTCTTTCATCTTACTACGAACTGCGGCGGGAGTGGAAGATTTAATCATTTCAAGACCCATAACTTTCAAGTCAGGTTCATTGTAACGAACACCTTCATTGTCATACACGTTCATGATGTAACGCTTCTTGGCAGTCCAAATACCTTTGTCAGCCAATGCTTCACGTTTCATTTGCATCTTCTGTGCATACGCATGTACATACTCAGCCAACTCATTGTATGATTCGTTAATGTATGGCTCAATCTTGTCTTTACAAACTTTGTCCATAAAGTCAATCACTTTAGTCTTCGGCATAGAAACTACACCATCAACACCATACACTTTGTTGACCAAAGGCCCAAGTTTTAAATAAATTGAATCTGTATCAGAAGCAATGACATAATCTTTTTCTTCTGACGACAGTAACTTGTTCATGTAACCGTTAATCTTATTTTCAATCCATTTGATTGACAATTGACCGGCAGTGGTAACACCCAAGGCCATACGCAAGTCATAGAATCTGAAATATTGAGAACCTAAAGCACCATAAGCAGAATTAAGAGAAACCTTTTTTGCAAGCTGAAGATTATTGAGTCTAGCAATTCGTTTTTCAATCTCATACTTTTTAGAATCATCTTTTTCATTTTCATAGTCCTGCTTTGCATTCAGCATCATCTTCTTAAACTTTTTACGGTCTTGATACATTTCATCCATCATCTTTGGTAAGAAACCTTGAATATCTGTACGAAAGAATTGGCCGTTAGGTGTAATTGTTACACCACTCAAATTTGACAAGTTAACTGACTTAGTGAGTAATTTATCAACACTTATACCAGAAGAAATAACATCACGCATTTCTTGTGTGTAATCTTCTGGTTCAATCAAAGTCTCTGGTGAGATATTATATTGCATCATCAAATGAGGATACAAACTATTCAAGTCAAATGATGCAAGCCATTCATGTAGTCCAACTTGTGGGTCTTTAACATATGCGCCGGCAAACATACCATCTTTTTCTTGTGTTTCTTTTGGAGGAACAACAATCTTATCTTGCATCAAACGATTGTAAGTGAGTGCATCCCACATGCGTGTCTGTGCAAATATATCTTCATAGTTACACTTGGTATCGTATGCAAGAGTTAAACCCAATTCCAATAGTTTTAGTTTTTCTTCCAGTTTAATAATCAGCTCAACGTCTTTAATGTTATACTCAATAAACTTTTGATAATTCAAACGATACAATTCATGCAGATTATCGTATTCATCATATGATAGTTTAGTCTCACCAACCTCAGCAGTCGCAATTGCATCCAAACGATATGATTCCTGTGACTTACCATTAGGAGCATACCAACGATACAGTTCAATATAGTCAAGTGAAGCAACACCAACAATATCATATGCCGTCATTGGTCGACCATTGATGATAGTCTTACGTTCAGTGATATATTTCCAAGGCGATAAAAGTTTAGTTTCTTCTTCACCAACAATTTTACGAAAACGATTAATCAAATAAGGAATATCGAAAAACTTGGTGTTCCAACCAGTCAACACATCAGGACAATTATTAGTCCATTGTTTTAGAAATCTTTTGCAAAGTGTCCATTCATCTTTACACTTAATATAGACTTCGTTGCCTTGGACAACATAATCACCGCAGCCAAAAACGACTGTCAGGCCATTAATATATTTCAAACAGATGGCAGTAATAGGTTCATTCGCAAGATATGGATCAGGGAAACCATTCTCTGAACCAACCTCAATATCAACCACTCCAATAACGATTTTATCTTGGTCCCAGTCGACCATATCTTTATGCTGTTCACCGATAAAGGCGTACTCATAACGATTGTTTCCATAGATTTTAGG